TGACCGGGGGCGTAGGAGGAGTTGGTTGACGCCCCTTCTTTCGATTGGTTGTGGTGCGGGGTGGAGCTGGTAATTGAATAACTTGGGTCTGGCTTTCGTCCTTGGCTTTTGGGATTTGATAAACAATGGTTTCTGGGTTGTTTGAGGTTAAGTTGCCTTCTTGGGCAAAGGGCAGGTTGCCCGTGAGGCCCCCATGAGGGGGAACAAAACCGAGCCCGTAAGCTCCCGGGGACACTTCCCTTGCTTGTGGCCATTGATCTTTGTCCTGATTTAAGTCCCAATCCTGATAAACGGGGGCATAAGGGTTTGGAAGTTGATGTTCGGGAAGAAATCCCAACGGGTTGGGTATGGACCAATTTTGTCCCATGGCTAATTAGCTGTTTTTGTTCCCAGGGGTATAATTGTCCCTTAAAAGAAGCTGATTTTTCGGATTCCCTCAAATAAGTGATGCCTGCTTCCCACAAAGTCCACAAATAATTGGAAGTGTGGAAGAAATGGGTTAATGTATGTTCAGGGTAATAGTTTTTTATCCCTTTACTCAGAGGAAAATATTTAGTCTTGTTAGGATAGAAGCGGGCAGGAAGACAGAGTCTTAATCTTCTTTTCTCATTAGGATTAAGTCCCACTCTGTTTTGTAAATACTGAATCAAGTCTGGTCTTAGATGTATATTGTCAAAGGAGGGAGTTTTCCACTCAGGATTAAAGCTTTTGGGTTTCTCTGAATATAGGCCCGTAAGCCCCCCTACCTTGTGCACCCAAGGCTCAACAGTTGTTGGAAGGTGGAGTCCTAGATCTGCGGCGACGCGGTGATTGAGATCTTCGTCTGCGAGGAGAGGGAGTGCTTCTTCTGGGTCTGCTAGAAGAGCGTCCCCCTGCTCTCCTCCTAATGACGGTATGCTCCGGCAAAGTGGAGAGAATGGGTGCATTAGGGGGTCTATATGCTTGCGGGGTTCTTGCCCAGGTCCCAAAAGAGATAAGAAATTCAATGGTAGTGGATTGACCAAAAGTCAGACAAGAGAGGTGGAACCATAATTGTTGTCTCATGCGCAACCCAATGGTTGATTGTACATAAGCAACTATAGCATCCTGCACCGTGGTCCCTTCTACAGAGGCTCTTACCCAAGTTGCAAGGCGAGTGGTTTCTTCCCAGCAATTTAGAAGGGCCCGTATGGCGGTATGGTGCGGTGTGCAATGTTCCCTGCCCGCCAATTCCTCTTCATACAAAGCCACCAAAGTATCCACCAAATCATTTAATGGGGGAAAGAAATCTTCAGGCAAAAAGGAAATCAATTGAGCAGAAGCTCCAAATTCTTTATAAGGATCAATGTCCATACCCCAAAGCCATCGGAGGCACAGCTCCGAGGCTTGAACAGTGGGGATGGAACAAAAGACTAGGCACAGGTGAAAAAGTTGCATGGTTACAGAGTACACAGCAATTTATGCCTACAGCCTCCAGATACATATGTATACAATCGTTGATCATTACCCTTCTCCTCCCATTCTTTCATTAATGATTCCCTAAAGTACATGTCCCAATGTCCAGAGTTCAGTTTGGCTCCCGTCCTTCTTCTGGTGCCCAGCCAGGTTACAAAGTTCATGGTGGTCTCCATGCATCCCGAGAAGTTGGCACAGGTGAAGCGAAGTGCACACGGTCCGGCAGGTGAGGCGGCACAGATGGGGAGACGGCGAAGAGTGACGTGCGGCCCGTGGACGGTCGGAACGGGAGAGGCGGCGGCGCGACGGGAATGCCGAGCAGACCTCGCGACGGGGCGTCCGCCGGATTCAATGCAGAGGGGACGAAGCAGAACGACGTTCCCCGAAGCATCCAGTTGGCAACGCAGCCGAGCAGCCATGGGAAAGAGGTTCGCTTTCCCGAAGCAACAATGGAATTGTCAGTTCCAATAACCCGAGCTCCCGTCCAGCGGCGAGCAAGGCAGGCGGCAATGAGTTCCGCGCAATGGATAGGCAAGGGGCGGGGAAACCGTCCCTGGCGTAACCATGCGGAGGAATGATTAACCAGGCCCCAACCAGTGGGGGTTGCATCAGCAAACACCTGGCAGATTGCCGGCTTCTGCCTGATAACGGGCAAAGGTTGCTTGTACAGGCTGTAAAGAAAGTTCTTAAAGGGCCAGGAAATTTTTAAGGCCTGCCGCCTGGTAATAGCATGGTATAAAGGCATTAGGGCTGGATAACCACAGGTCGTAAAGGGTGCAAGAAACCCCAAGAGACCCGTAATCCGCTGAAGGATTTTCCAATCCAAAGGCTTATTAACAGGGAGAGAAGAGATTAATTTAAGAGCTTTCTGATGATGTTTATCTTGTGGAAGGGTACCCCCAGGAGAAATGATAAGACCCATAAAATGGAGATGTTTTCCCCACCATTTGGTTTTTGTGGGATTTACCACAATTCCCAAATCACGAAAAAGAGAGCACACAGAGGTATGAAGGGCTCGAAGATGGTGAGGAGACTTGGCCCCCAAAACCACATCATCCATATAAGTAAAAGCCATACAGTGGGGGAAAGTTCTGCGAACCAAAGAAGCCAAGGCAGAAGTGAATTGAGCCAGGAGAAACGGGCTGAGGCCCACCCCCATAGGAATTTTCCTAAAGCCCATGATGTAGGGATGGGCCAGCATGTGCAGTTTCCGTCCGTAGGTTTTGAACAGCAACAGTAAGGCCAAGTAATTGGATCGGTTGCAGTGGCGGTGCACGTGGAACATCTGGTTGTTGTTGAAGAGCTGGTGGGCAAGGGGCACACTGGTAGGAAGCCCCTCCAATCCAGGAGAACCAACAAGAAGATGGCACATAGCAGCAGAACTAAGAGGTATATGATAAAACGCCGCAGCCACATCCAGCGAAAGCCAGTGCATGTTGGTGGACAAGAGGTTGGTGAGTGACTGGAGGTTTGGGACTGCGAATTTTGGCCAATGCACACGGGTATCCCCCCTGGAAAACTGAGAGAAGTCCACCACCAGTCTAGACTCTTGCCTATTTCCAGGATTTTTGTCAACAAGAAACACCCCACCTGTAATCCTGCGAGGGGTACGAGGAATCCTGATGTAGTGATCCCCATGTCGGTAGCAGGGTCCCCAATCGTCGATGAGGCCGAGGATGTTACTGAGGCAGCTGTCACCGCAGGGATCTGCAACTTGGAGCTGCTTCCACCAGCAGTTATGAGATGACCGTACTTCTCCCTCCAGGAGGGCATGTTCAAATGGGGGTGTGTGACTC